CGCGATCGTCCCGATCATCCGCGGCTCTGCGTTCGTCAACGCGGAAGCGACGCTGATTCTCGACGAGATTGACAATGGTATATCGGGAGAGATCGCCATTAAAGTGGGCGACATGATGAAAGCGATGTCAAAAGATCACCAGTTGATTTCGATTAGCCACTTACCTCAAATTGCAGCCAAAGGTGATGCGCACTATTTCGTGTTCAAAGACAACCGCGAAAAGAAAACCGTCAGCAATATCAAACGACTGGAGAACACTGAGCGTATTGAAGAAATCGCCAAGATGTTAGGTGGTGCCTCCCCGTCAAAGGCAGCCCTTGAAAATGCTAAAGAGCTTTTGCGTAGTTAGTGCGCCTATTGCGAACTTCCGGAAGGTACTGATTCTGAACGTGCCTTTTCCTCCGAAAGCACGCGCAGCGCGCGGCGCAGAAGGATTTCGGCTTTGGCATCCTTGCGTTGCCGCGCAAGTTTGCGGCGCTGATGCCTAGTCATATATAGTCCAATCCTTTACAGGCGGGCAGCCGAAGGCAACCCTAGGACATTGTAGATGCCGCCGGACGATTCCGGAGAACCACCCCTCAAAGGGGCCGTTGCGTTCCGGCGACAGGACACAAGCTAGTGGAAGGCGTTTGGTTAATCAAGCTCGGTTCGTCGCAGGGAATGCACGGTTCGTCGCATGATTTTCTTGGTTTGTTCTCTTTTTTAACCGTTCACGTTTTGTCTTGAACCTATTTGGAGCTTTTCCCCTGTTTGTTCGTGATTCGTTCCTAGTCTGTTCTAATTTAGCTGGTCTCGCGCGGGAGTCTGTATATCCACGCGTATCAAGATGCTTTTGCGAAGCATTATCAACAGGTTAGTTGCAACTGATTCTCATTAGCCTGGATTGTATAATGCGACTCATTCGCAACAAGCCTGCATGTGACGTTATAACATGCCCGCCGGGAGCCAGGCTGCTAATGCGAGTCACTTGCAATAGGGAGGGGGGAGGGATGAAATCAATATGCTCTATTGGGTGAAAAAGACGACCTCTCACAATAGATAAAAAATAGAAATTTGATAAATATAAAAAATGGGTATTGACAAATGCACCAACCCGGCACACCTAATCAACACCCTTCTACGATTTATATAATAATTTTTACGGCGAATGTTCCCCCCTGGCTTCGGTCGCCCTTCGGGCTCCCTCAGCCTTCCCCCATCAACTTTTCTCTTTTACTGATATTGAGGAATTAACCCCGCCAACAACTGTTACCAGTATTATACTATATTTTGATCACTTTGTCAAGTAAAAAATGAAAAATTGTTAAAAATTCACCCAAACAGTAAAAAGGTCTTGACTTTTGATTAAAAATATTGTATAATAGGTAGTATAAGAGGAGAGTTGCATCTTGCCTACCGGACCTAACTCACAAAAAAACACGGCGGCCCGGCAGAGGGCACAAGCCAAATACAACGCCAAGCCCGAGCAAAAGAAGCGTCGAGCACAGCGTAATGCCGCACGTCGTAAATTGATGGCTGCCGGTAAGGTTCGAAAAGGCGACGGAAAGGACGTCGCACACAAAGATAACAATCCAAAGAATAACTCAATGACAAACTTGTTGGTTCAGCCTCCGGCAAAGAACCGTTCTTTCAAACGTGACAAAAATGCTAGACGTAAAAAGTAAAGTTTAAAAGCGGTGCGACTTAAAGATGAAAAACCAAGTAAAAGATTTTTAGACGAAACTTGGATACCGGAGATTTATAAAAAATTAATTGTAGATTTGTCGAATCCTTTTAAACCGTACGGTAACGTAGTTCAAGAACCTGTAGCCAGTCACGACAGTATTTTGACTAACCCGACAAACTACAACGAACTTGATTACCACGACCGGGAAATGTTGAAGAGTGGGGCCACAATCCAAGAAGTTCTCTTTTGGAAGGCTTTGCGAAAAAGAAACAATCAAACTTTGTTGGAAAAATAACAAATAACCATGGAACTGAATCTTAGAACGCAAAAACCAAAGAAACCTAAAGCGGCAATCAAGCCGTACGTTCAAGCTGCTTTGGATGCTGGAAACATACAGGAGGTGATCGACAATCTGACCGTTCGGCAGCGGCGTTTTGTTGAAGAATATTTGGTTGACTTCGACGGTGCCGCTGCCATTCTTCGTGCAGGATATAACACAAAACACGCTAATCGCTTGGCTTGGGAAATGCTAAAACATCCCGGCATTAAAGCTGCCATAGATCACATTACACTACAAAGGGCAAAAGACGTCACTCTTAAGCCTGACTACGTAATGAACAAACTCCAACGAACAATTGAACGCGCCGAAGCCGAAGGTAATCATACGGCAGTTCTTCGCGGTTGTGAAATTCTAGCCCGCGCACTTGGAATGTTCGTCGAAAGAAGGGAAATTTCAGGTCCGAATGGCGACGCAATCAAATATCAAAAAGTTCAAGAAGCCGCAGACGCTTTCACCAGCGCAATTTCTAGCCTCATTGAGCGAAACAGAGAGGAACCAACTACTGTCGTCATTGGACGACCAGACGAAAGCGCAGCTTAAATATCACTGGCCTTTTTGGGCTCGTCCAGATCAACTTCCCCCTGCCGGAGAATGGACAACTTGGCTGCTTTTGGCAGGTCGCGGTTTCGGAAAGTCCCGCTCGGGGGCAGAGTGGGTCAGACAAATGGCCTACGAAAACCCCGGATGCCGAATCGCCTTAGTTGCGGAAACGGCTGCAGACGCCCGCAAGGTTATGGTAGAGGGTGAGAGCGGCATCCTTTCCATTTCTCCTCCAGAGTTTATGCCGGATTATTCTCCGGCCAACCGACAATTAACGTGGCCTAACGGTTCTATTGCATTTACTTACAACGCCACACAGCCCGATCAATTACGCGGTCCGCAGCATCATTTTGCTTGGTGTGACGAAATTGCTAAGTGGCAGTACATGCAGGACTCGTGGGATCAGCTTCAGTTCGGTCTTCGTCTTGGTCAGAACCCGAAACAAGTTGTAACCACCACACCCCGTCCGCTTCCTCTTATTAGGAAGCTTATTAACGATCCCGACACTGTAGTCACTCGTGGACGAACCTACGACAACGCAGCCAACTTGGCTGGTCCGTTCCTTAAGCAGATCGAAGAGCGCTACGGTGGAACGCGACTCGGTCGGCAGGAACTGGAAGGCGAGGTTCTTGAAGACGTTCCCGGTGCTTTGTGGACCCGAGAAAGTATTGACTTAAATCGACGTCCTGAAGCCCCGTTGGAACTGCAACGAATCATTGTAGCCGTTGACCCGGCAACTTCTTCAGAAGAGGGGTCTGATGAAACGGGAATTGTATGTGTTGGAATTGGTCGAGACGATGACGGATATAATCGTGGATACGTCCTCGCTGATCGAAGCGTTAGAGGGTCTCCTGACGTTTGGGCAAAAAGAGCGGTGTCTGTCTATCGAGAATTTGGCGCTGATCGAATTGTTGCTGAAAAAAACCAAGGAGGGGAGATGGTCGAATCCGTTATCCGATCCGTTGATCGAAACGTACCTATCTCCTTGGTACACGCGAGTCGAGGAAAACTTGTTCGTGCTGAACCGATCTCCGCTCTGTACGAACAAAACAGAGTCCATCACATCGGACGATTCGACGAACTAGAAGATCAAATGTGTACGTTCTCGGCGGATTACGACCGAGCTAACGGTTCTCCCGACAGAATGGACGCTCTTGTTTGGGGTTTGTCTTTTCTGTTCGACAAAATGACGGGACGCAGGCGCGGAAACAAGGCCGCTGAATCCGGAGCAAACGAATACAAACTCAAAGACATTACCAACGACCTGCGACAGAATCCGTATCGTGGAGAGTCGGACACATCTTGGATGGTAGGATAACTTTTGACTGACACAAACGAACTCGCAAATCTCCGCTTTTCACAAGAAGAGATTAAAGAGCCTAAGAAGAATTACGTCCCCGAAGGATTTGAGTCCGTAGAAGAGTATCTACAGGACCTGCGTGAGACGTACGCGCTTGACTTGGAAGCCGACGACGACAACCGTAAGGCTGCCCTAGAGGACAAGAAGTTTGCTGCCGGTGAGCAGTGGGACCCTCTCGTCCTTGAACAGCGCCGTGGTTTGCCTTGTTTGACAATTAACACCATTCCGCAGTTTACAGCGCAGTTGGTGGGCGACTGGCGACAGAACCGCGTGGCAGTTAAGGTACTTCCTTCAGAGTCGGGGGACAAGGCAGTAGCCGACGTCCGTTCCGACTTAATTCGTGCCATCGAAACACAAAGTCGCGCAAGCCGCGTTTACGACAACGCGTTTGAATCCATGGTTCAGTGCGGAGACGGTGCTTTCAGGGTGGCTGTTCAATACGCTAACGAAGATGTTTTCGATCAGGAAATCGTTCTTCAGCCTATTGACGACGCCCTTTCTGTTGTCTGGGACAGGCTCTCCATCGACCCTACGGGCAAAGATGCCACTCACTGCTTCGTAGACGACCTGATTCCTGAAAAGGAGTTCAATCGTCTGTGGCCGGGTAACGATCCCTCCACTCTGGCTGACACCGCCAAGAACGCCCTTCAGGCCGAAGGCTGGTGTGACCGTGGTGCGGTTCGCGTAACCGAACACTGGCGTATGATTGAGCGTCGGAAGTACGTCGCCCTTTTTGAGGACGGCTCCGTTCACGCTCTCTACGACAACGACGACGGAGTTCTAAAGGAAGAGCTGCTGGCTCTTCAGCAACTGCACGGCAAACTTCTTAAAAGCCGTCAGGCTCCGTGCCGTTACGCGCAGATGCACCTTGTAACTGGCTTTAAAATCCTCGCTGGACCTTTTGAATGGAAGATGACCCGGCTTCCCATTATCAGGATGTCGGGACGTATTATATCTGGCGGCGAGCGCCGGGTCCGTCACGGGCTGGTCCGGTTTATGAAGGACGCCGCGAGGCTGCGTAACTTCTGGCGTTCGGTTAACGCCGAGCAGCTTGGCTATGCTCCGAAGGCGCAGTGGATGGCTACCGAGCAGGCTGTCGAAGGTCGTCGTCGTCCCGCTGTAGGGTGAGGTGTCAAGCGCGATGTCCACCTCATGGAAGCCCGTCATGTAGTGCCGGTCATGGATGAAGGGCCGCGGCATGATCCGGT